TTATCAGCAGGTACCGAAGTAACTACACGTGTTACTGAAATAGGATACCAGGCAACCATCGTAAATAATTACACAGCGGCCGCCGAAGCCAACCCGAATACATACGAATATTATTCAGGAAAAATAACGCAGTCGCTGGACGCTATGGAGGGCAGTATAACAGCAGTGCAGGACCGCCTGCAAGATGCGCAGGATTTACAGCAGTTAGCCGAATCTCTGCCTGTAGCCTTGCAGCAGGTGTATAGTAATATCCAGAATATGCGTGGTTCGCTACCTATTTCCGATATACAGGATTTCAAGAGTATTAACAACAGCCTGCTAAACTCTACGTTTACCGCTAAGGCGGCGAACACCAGGTTAGCGGAGCAGTCTATAATCCGACGTAAATAATGGCACAGCAGGTAGAATACATAACCAAAGAAGGCGAACGCTGGGACACTATCGCAAATAAAGCGTATGGCGACGCTGTGGGTTACGATGCCGTCAATATGCAGAATTATATTGATAAAATAATCCAGGCAAACCCTGCTGTTGTAATTTCGCCTGTGCTTGCGCCTGGGGTTAGATTATTAATACCTGTCCTTGAAGATGCCGAGATTGAAATCGACAGCGAGTTGCTGCCACCGTGGAAACGATAAAAACCCACGGTTAGGTGGGTTTTTTATGAATTGAATTTTTGCTCTCTATAGGCTTGGCCTAAATTGTAGGCTCCTGATTTATCTTTATGAATGTAAAGTCCATTTTTATTTTTTACCCATCCATATATGCGCACATAATCTAATTGAATTTTTTCAGTAAATCTATCTGTTGTAGAAGCGGCCATAATATTAATTTTAAGTGTTGTTGTTCTTATCTGAGTACAAATATACACATTAAATTTAACCTACCAAATTTAATACAACTTTATTTTTTATTTTTTATTACTTTTACGGCATGGCCACAGTTTCAGCCCCAAAATTCACAGTACTATACAACAACCGCAACATCACTAAAGATATTGCCAGGTATATGCTGTCAATAACTTACAACGATAAAACCGAAGGAGAATCTGACGAGGTAGAAATCGAACTTGAAGATACGGACCAGCTGTGGCAAAACTCATGGTATCCTGAAAAGGGAGCTAATTTAACCGTTACTATTGAAGGCTTAAAATGCGGTGTTTTCGAGCTTGACGAAGTAGAGCTCAAAGGCCCTCCCGATACCGTAACGATACGCGGCATGGCCACAGGTATAACCACTTCGTTGCGTACTAAAAAATCAGATGCCCATGAAAATAAAACCCTAAAACAGATTGCAGAGAAAGTCGCTGCCAAAAACAATTTAACTGTTCAGGGCGAAGTACCTGAAATTTCAATCGGCAGGGTTACACAGATGCAGGAAACCGACCTTAAATTTTTCAAACGTATTTCAAAGGATTACGGAGTGATGTTTTCGGTTAGGGGTACTGTTATAGTGTTTACTTCTATTTACAGCATAGAGGCGCGCGCTGCATCTCTATCGGTGGATAAATCGGATATATCGGGTTACTCTTTTAAAGATAAGGCTGACGGTATGATAAAATCCGCAAAAGTAGCCTCTAAAAATTCAAAGAAAAACGCCTCAGTATCTACTAATTTAGATTTTGAAAAATACAAATCAGAAAATCCGGCATACAGCGCGCCTGCAGTACCAAGCGGGGACAGTGGCGTACAGTTCGGCAGGACTGAGAATACGCAGCAGGCAGAAGCTAAGGCTAAGGCTATAATGCACCTGTCTGCATCTAACCAGCAGGAGGGCGCTATAGCTATGCAGGGCAATACATTAGCATGTGCCGGCAATAATATTACGGTAACTGGTTTTGGTAGGTTATCCGGTAAATATCACATAAAAGCCAGCTCTCATAAAATAGATAAATCAGGAGGTTATACTACTGAATGCGAGATAAAACGCCTGCAAGAACCGACTAAGGCGCAGCGGGGCAGTAAACCAGCACTGAAATATCCTCGAGAACCAAAAGATGTACCTGTGCGACGTCAAGGGCTTACCGGTAAAGCTAACGAGAGCCTGGACGGCGGTAATTTCCTGAATATTGATTATTCGAGGTAAAGAAAAACCCACGGTTAGGCGGGTTTTTTTAGGTTAAGACCATAATTTTTGTGCTGTTGCTGAATTCTTTTCGGCTTCGTTAACGGCTTTCTTAGCATAGGTAAGAGAAAACGAATGTTCTCGGGGATATTTACCTGATTTAAGGCCTTCGTGTCGTTCCTTGGCTACTTCAAGTCTATACTCGTAGTATTCAATACTTTCAGGCATCGACAAATTAATATCATTTGCTTTTCGCTCCCAGTAATCTGCTTTGCTCTCGTGAGCTTCGGCAACCTTAGAGAGTTCTACAGATTTTGCCATTCTGTTGTGGTTACGCTCTATTAACGCCCTGTGTCGCTTTTCGCTATGGTGGCCTACCTTGATAGGCTCGCCCAATGCTAAAAAATCTCTGCTCTCGTTAGAGGCTTCCCATGCTGCAGTTGATTTACTTTCTGCGCCAGCAGCCCAATTTCTTCTCCTTTCGGCTTTAGCTTTGCAAAAATCCTGATAATTGAAGCCGTCAGCCCTCACGATTGAGTAATAATAAAAACCATCTTTTCCAAGCATAACTAAATTAAACACAATGCATTCGTGTTCTTTACCATACTTAGTTTCGACTAAAATAGTTTCTCCTTTTTCGTAGCGTTCTTCGCATTTTGCAACAAATACATTAGCGGCGTATTTAGCGTAAGTATTCATGATTACATATAAGTTTTTAAAGCGTTATATTTTTCAATAATTAAATCTAAATCCTCTTTATTTACCCAGTAATGAAAAGGCATATTGAAGTAAGGATTACCTTTATATTCTACAACATTATTACCTCCTAAATTTTTTCCAGCTTCAGGTATTTCAACATAAGATTTAATTTCGTATTTATCGTTCATTGAAGTAGGGCTGTAAAAAGTATCCATAAGTGATATATTTAATGTTGTTGTTCTTATCTGTAGCAAATATACACATTAAATTTAACCTACCAAATTTAATAACAATTTTTATTTAAATTATTTTTATATTTACGGCATGGCATACAACGATGAACCGAGCAGGCATGCAACACTCCGTCAGGGTACCATCACAGAAATGAACCCGCAAACAGGTTACGCCCGTGTGAAATTCACGGACGACGAAATCGTAAGCGACTGGCTGCAAATCTGCACGATGGGCGCATTAGGCAATAAATTTTTCTTTACCTTTGACGTTAACGAACAGGTGGCCTGTTTAATGGATGAAAATTCAGAGGACGGCGTGATACTTGGGGCGTTGCGGAATGACGGCACACAGCCCCCTGCAGGCGTTACTCAGGATATATTTCGCATTCAGTTCTCGGACGATTCCGCTATAGAGTACAACAGGGCTACGCACGAATTAAATATAAATGTTACAGGCAAGGTAAGTATAACCGCCGAATCCGAGGTTAATATCGAGACGCAAACCGCTAATGTGTCGGCTCAGGTGGTAACCGTTGAGGCTGATATACTGGACGTAGACGCTTCATTTATTACTATTGCAGGCGAATCTACCTTAACGGGTAATTTAACCGTTTCCGGGGTAGTCACAGCGGCTTCAATATCGGCCCCCGTGATAGGCGGTGCCGGAGTATCAATATCAGGAGGTAACCTTGCAGCAGACGGGGAGGTTTCAGGGGCAACTGTTAAGGCTGGCACAATAGATTTAGCAACACACGTACACGCAGGCGTGCAACCAGGCAGCGGCACAACCGCACCACCTACACCTTAATATGGCAACAACATTAGCAGATATACGCGCGGTTAACTGGCAGCTATCAACACTCGGCATCGGCAAAGTGGTTGAGGGTATTGACGATATACGGCAGTGTATAGGTATTATACTTACTACTTCTAAGGGCAGCGATCCATTACGGCCGCTGTTTGGTTCAGATATTTACAGGCACATAGATAAACCTGTAAATATCGCAGTGGCTGTGATTTCAGCAGAGATATTGGATAGTGTAAATAAGTGGGAGCAACGTATCCGTATCGTTCGTTTAACCTATGATATTGTAGGCTCACGTATAGATTTTAGCCTTGTGGCTGAATTACTGGAATCCGGGCAGACTACAGAAATATTATTTTATGTTGACAGGCAAACGCAAATAGATCCCGTAACAGTAGGCCGTGCATTTAGCGGTGGTTTTGATTTTGGATTCTCATAAATTAACGATATGACACAACAGGAGCAAATAAATCTGGTTAACTCGTTAATCATAGATAATAATACAAACCAAGTAACGCCTGCAAAAGTAAGGCAGGCTCTTATCGCTATAATAGAATCGCAGCCCACTGGTTCCGGAAATTCGTTAGTCCCTAAACTGCCTATATCTATTGATGGTTTCACAAATATAATATCCTTAAAACCAAATCCATTTAAAACTGTTTTTTTGATTCAAAAAGGCATGAAAGACAGTTCCGAGAATGAAAGCGACAATATAGAGCTTGGGGACATATGCATGGCTATGAAGCCCGACGCTACCGAGTGGGGTTTTTGGATGTACGTAACCCAAGACGGCACTAATCCTGACCAGAATTTAGATAATTACACACCAATATCAACAACATTAATACCTACATTCTAATGAAAAAATTAATAATATTACTATTATTTAT